GGGATATGATATTGTTGTGCATCCGCGTTGTGTCCATACGATTGATGAGTTAAAACATTATTCGTATCGTGTTGACCCATTGACAAATGAGGTTTTGCCAGTGCTTGAGGATAAGAATAACCATGTTATTGATAGCTTGCGATATGCTTGCGAAGGCTTAAGACGTGTTATGGCGCAGCAAGAATACAACATACACGTACCCGCATCACACGCACACGGATGGATGAGCCGATGACCGATATAGTTGAAACAGCCAAGAAACGCTTTGATGAGGCCATGGAGTTTTGGGGTGCGAGTCGTGAACTGAGCAAACAGGCTATTGATTTTAGCTATGGCGATACGTTTAACGGCAATCAGTATCTGGATATGTACGGCATTAGCTACACCCAGGAGCGCAGGGAATCAGAGGGCTTGCTGACTATCAACATAACCGACCCCGCTTGTAAGAAGATAGTTAACACGGTGCGAATGAATAGGCCACAGGCTAAAATCATGCCAGGTGACAATGAAGCCAGTTTAGAAGCGGCGGAAATAGTCGAGAAGTGGTCGAGGGCAATCAAGAGCAAATCCAATGCCGACGATGCGACCGACACGGCGGTGGAGTTCCAGGTTCGTGGTGGTGAGGGTTACTTTGAAGTGTGCCTTGACTATGAGAGCGAGGATTCATTTCAAAAGATACCGCAATTTAAGCCAATCCGTGACCCATTTTGCGTTTTGCTTGACCCACAAGCCATTAAGTCAGTCGATGGCACTACGGCACGATGGGGATTTAAGCTTGAGGAAATCCGCAAAGACCGAATTGAGATGGAATACGGCAAAGACCCATCCGACTGGGAGAATGACGGCAAATGGGTTAAAACCGATACTTGTATTATCGCCAAATACTATTACTGTGATACCACTAAATCCACGCTGTACCAGTACACTGACGACACTACTGGCTTTGACAAGGATGCCAACGAAGTCGCCTTAGACGACAAAGGAAAGCCCATCAAGCGCACTGTGTACCGTGACCAATGGACTTATTGCGTGTTGTTAGGTGGTGAGCCTGAGCCAGTTCATAAGGAGGAATGGTATGGCGGTTTTGTACCTTATTGTCCTGTTTGGGGGCAATTGTTTGTTGATAGGGGCGGAGTACCTTACCTAAAGGGTGAAGCGCATAACCTGATAGACCAGAACCGTGTAATTAATTACATGGCAAGCAAAGGCGTGGAGTCGATAGCCAAACAGGAAACGACACCCTGGAAGGCCGCTATTGAATCAATCCCGCAGGTGAGCGCAGAGAAAGATACTTGGCGGATGTTGGCAAGCGGTAACAGCCCTTATGCGTTGCTTTACAGGGCTTATGACGACGCGGGTAAGCCATTGCCACAGCCTGAAAAGGAAAGGCCAGCCATAACACCAAGCGCGGAATTTACCGCCATGCAAACCTTTCTGGAGTTCGCCCACAATGCGACCGGACAATTTAGCGCGCCGGGAGAGGTAAGCCCAACGGCAAGCGGAAAGGCGATGAATGCACGGCAACAACAGGCCGATGTAGCCACGTTCCACTATCCAGACAACTTAGGCCGTGCATTACGGTATGCTGAGCAAATCTTGATTAACCTATTTCCGCACGTAACCAATGACGGCGATGTTATCCGCCTATTAAACATTGACGGCACAGAGGAAAAGGCCGAAATCAGGTCTGATATTGAACAGCCTTACCAAGAACCCATCAACAAGCAAAACGCGCTCGGTGTTAAACACATGGTTAACCCTGATATGCTTGGCAAGCTGGATGTGGTTATCAGTATAGGCCCATCCTACCAAACCCAAAGGCAGGAAGCATCCGACAAAGTGGCGGAATTGGTGCAAAAGAATCCGGCTATATGGCAAACCCATCCGGATTTAGTAATTGATACGCTGGAACTGCCCAACAAACAAGCCTGGATTGATAGATTCAAGAAAACCATGCCGCCCGAATTGATTGGTGAGGAAGAAGGCGACCCAGCCCAACAACTCGCGCAAATGCAAATGGAAATGGAGCAAATGCAAGCCGCATTGCAGGGCGCAGAGGAACACGTTAAGGGATTGGAAGCGCAAAACCAAGAATTGCAGATGCAAGCGGCGCAGTCAGAAGCCAAGGCGATTACTACGCAAATACAGTCTAAACGGTTTGAATTGTCAACATTGGAGAAGCAATCGCTTGAACCAATGCCAAAAAAGGCGGGTTTAGACCATGAAGGCGACGAGATTGTTAACGAAAATGAAACAATCGACCATGATTATATGAATCCACAGCTTGATGAAGTCATTTTTAAATTGGAAGAACAAACGGCAATGTTAGCACAAGGCCAAGAAGCAATAGCGGCTAATCTGGCAAAGCCGAAGCGTAAAACAATACAAATCACGTCCCCTAGTGGGAAAGTTTATACAGGCGAGTCGATAGAGGAATAAATTATGTCTTGGGGATTTATAACAACATTACGAAATGCGCGGATGGACGCCATAACCACAGCGGTAGGCGCATCCGGCAGGCTTAGGCTTTATGACGGCACACAGCCAGCGACAGGCGGAGCAGCCACTAACTTGCTGTGTGATTTGCCGTGTTCTGCCACGTTTGCCCCTGCGGCGGCTGGTGGTGTTCTAACGGTCAACGCCATAACAACCACTAACGCGGCATTGTCCGGTACGTGTACATGGTGCAGGGTGACGACATCTGGCGGCACGGCAATCATGGACGCTCCGGCGGGTGCGGCGGTAACGACAACGGTTACGGGTTCGGCAAGCCAAGACACTGTTACGGTAGGTTCTGCTACTGGATTGGTGATTGGTATGTACGCAAGCGGTACAGGCATTGCCACAGGCGCACGGATTGTTGACATTCAAGGCACTACCGTACACTTAAGCATCGAAAACTCAGGAGCGGTATCTGGTACTGGTACGTTCAATTGGGATTTGGTATTGACCCCTGCCGCTTTGACATCAGGGCAACCAGTGACCATTTCAGGTTTTACAATCACAGATTCAAATCCATAATGCTTAATCTATCCACTACATCGACCATCTTAAGGCTTGTAACTGGCTCGGCTGGTGATATAGAGGTCAGTTATAGTTATGTAGACGCGCCCGTTCCTGCCGGAAGTTCAAGCAACTTTACGGCATCGGGCGATACGCTTACCAACATAACCACGGCGACCACGACAACCATTGTGTCGTCCCCGGCGGCATCATTTACGCGCAATGTAAAATCGGTAGTAATCCACAACAACCACGCCACCACATCAAACCTTTGCACGGTCGAGCAATTCGACGGCACAGACGCAGTTGTACAGGCCAAGGCCAATTTGTTGGCTGGGGAACGGTTGGTACTGGATGAAACAGGATGCTGGACGCATAAAGATTCCAACAATGGCGACTACCCGTCCGTTGGCAATCCCGCAACCCAAGGCGACATGGAAGCGGCGACGGCGACCGACAAATACGTTACGCCACAAGGATTTAATTGGCATCCAGGAGCGTGTAAGGCGTGGGTAAAGGCTGGCGTAACCGGAAACATATTGGCAAGCTGGAACATTACCAGCCTAACTGATACGGGTACTGGTATTTTGGGAATAACAATTGCGACCGATTTTAGCTCAGTGGATTATTGTGTCCATGTATCGGTTGAAGCGACCGCAACTACATGGGCGGTGGCAAATACCAGGGAATGTCATATTCGTTCTGCGACGCTTGCGGTTGGAACGGTATCTGTTGATTGTGTGGATAACACAGGAACAACAAGCTTGATAAAAGACCCGACAACATGGCACGTTTCTATGTTTGGCGACCAATAACAAATAAGGGGTAAATTATGGCTAGTTTTATTGATAGGTGCTTGGCGCGTGGGGATTATAACGATGATGGCGGCTCAGTTGATATTGAGGTGTTTAAGTCGTTTCTTAACCTAATTATTGAGGGGTCATTTACGACAACCAAAGCGCATGATTATTTTTCTTGTACCCAAGCGCAAATGGATGAAATGGACGAAATTATAGCCACATTACCTTCTCAATTATCAGCGAAGTTACGCTGGGTAGATGTCACATACTCAAATTTGATGCTTGGAAAATTGGATATTGAAGGGTATAGGACAAACAATGAAATACGTGCGCATTTAGGATTGCCCCCAGTATGATGACAGAATTTGTAAAAATAGCGGTGACGCTTGACACTGGCGCATTGCCAATACTGAATTTTGTCACCAATGGCCGCGGCTCGTTGTTGCCTGATGGTGGTGCATGGGTTGACCAGTCCCGCGGGCTTTGGGCGCGAGAGCCAAACGAAACCAACATAAAATCTGAAATATCACGGGCGTTTATCAATGATAATGTAGTCTCATGGCGCATTGTCAAAGAAATTCCAGAGTCCAGGGATTACCGCGATGCTTGGTGCGATGACGGCGCAGCAATAACGCATGATATGGACAAGGCGCGCTCCTTAAAGTTGGGCGACATCCGGCGCGAAAGGGACGAGAAGTTAAAAGCCTTGGACACTGGCGCAATCATAGCCTTATCAAGTGATGATAAGGCGAAACTGGCACAAATCGAATCAGAAAAACAGGCGTTACGTGATTTGCCTACAGCACTGATGCCACAAATCGAATCGGCAAATACAATCGATGACCTAAATAAAATTGAGTAGCAATGCCAATAACCTATACCGCAGACCATAAGGGTCAGAACAATGGCGTAGGTGCTGCAATAACAAGCAATACCCTGACGGTTGCCACTGGCGACCTTATCACGGTCATTGCTGCATACGACGATAATGTGGGTTCTACCGCCTGGACAGTATCAAATACTGGTACGGCGATAACATGGGACCCAATTATAGACACCAACACGGCAAATAACTGCCGTCTGGTCTTATGGAGTGGCATAGCTGGCGCAACGCCACCCACAACGGTAACGGTCACGTCAACCGCAGGTTCTGCGACCACCGCCACTAAATCACTATCCACCATTGTCCATAAAGGGTTCAATGCTAGTGACCCTTTGCCTTCCGCCAATGTCTTTACGGGCGCAAACCTTACCGACGCAAGCAGGACAATAAACCCAACCGCGCCGGGTTCGGCATTGTGGATGGTTGCCGCTGACTTTTTGGCGACAAATACATTTGCGGCAATAGCCAACAACACGCTAGTTGGTACGTTTAACGAGGCGTCTAGGATGACTAGCACGTTAATCCGTCCGACAACCCAGCCAAGACCAGATGGTGCGGCATTTACCCTAGGCGAGACAGACACATCAGGCACAATTGCTTATATTGCGTTTGAAGTGCTTGAAGGGTTTATTGACACATCGCAAAGGATAAAAAAGCCAAAAAAGGCTAAGAAGTCATCACAAACTAGCGACTTTACCGGATTTGGACTGTTTTCCAGCGTCTTATCGGCAGCTGGGCTATTCGATAAAGACCTTATAACGGTTACTAGCGCAGCCGGAAACACGGGGAATATATCGTCATTATTAAATAATGACCTTTCAAGCATTACAGGTTCACAGCCGCCAAGCGGTAACACTGGCGACATAGCCAGCCGCGCAAATACTGACATATCAAGCCTGACTGGTACGCAAACAGCTACAGGCACGATAACCAGCCGTGCAAACACAGACCGAAGCCAAGCCACAGGCACGCAAACCGCAAGCGGAACAATCACTAGCCGCGCCAATACCGACAGAAGCCAAGCCACCGGAACACAGGCGGCAACCGGAACAATCACAAGCCGCGCAAATGTAGACCGAAGCCAACTAACCGGAATACAATCCGCGACTGGCACAATCACGAGCAGGGCTAACACAGACCGAAGCCAACTAACAGGCATCCAGCCAGCATCCGGTTCAATCAACAGCCTTTTGAACAATGACAGTTCATTGGTTACGGGTACGCATGGCAGCACGGTAAGCGGCACTATTGCCAGCCAGCTAAACAATGACCTGTCAAGCCTGGCCGGAACGCAATCGGCAAGCGGTTCGATAGCATCAAGGGCTAAAGGCGACCTTAGCCAACTGACCGGAATCCAGACGGCATCCGGCAGCATTGTAAGCCGTGCAAATAACGACCGTTCGGCCTTATCCGGTTCTCAGCCAGCTAGTGGCACAATAACAAGCCTTTTAAACAATGATTTATCAAGCCTATTTGGTAGTCAGGGCGGGGCGGTATCTGGGGTTATCACAAGCCGCCTAAATGACGATTTAAGCGCATTGTTTGGTGGTTTGGTCGTCGATATTCCACTAGGCGGCGGTAATTATTACTACAGGCCGCGCCATATCCCACAAAGGCGCATAAAGGAAGCCGAAAAAAACGAGTTAAATGCAGAAAATCTGCACGAAATAGACGAAAACCAACAAAAAAGGGACGAAAAAGCCGATTTAGCTGCAAAAAAACGGCAATTAAGCGCAAAACGGCTAAACAAGGCAACCCAGGCCGTCAAGGATTCAAACAAGCGGCTATTTGACGCAGAACAAGCCTTGCTGGAAGCCGAGCGGGAAGCCAACGCGGCACAAATGCGCTTGATTATGTATTTAGAGGAACAAGAAGCCGAAATCGAGGAAGAATCAATCATCGTTCAGATTATGATGGAGTTGCTCTAATATGTTAACAATCAACGCTTAATTGCCTTTATTATTGCTTTGTGTTATACAATGCTTATAGCTACGTATGGCTTTCATACGGGTAACTGAGGTTACAAAATGAGTGATGAGAACGTTACTAATGACGAAACATTAGGGGCAGAAGCCGAAGTTATAGAGACTGACGAATCAGGGCTAGTTGAGGAAGAAAATCCGGACACTGGCAAGGTTTACACCCAGGCCGAAATAGACGCTTTGCTGGACAAAAAGGCGGCAGAGGTCAAAAAGGCGACTGAACGTAAACTACAACGGCGGTTTGAACGCGAACAAGCGCAAAAACAGCCAGAAGCACAACCGCTTGAAAAGCCCAAAGCTGACGATTACAAGACCGCTGGCGAGTACATAGAAGCTAAGGTCAAGTTTGAAATGGCACAGGCCGAAGCCGAACGACAGTTAAGGCAGTCGGAAATGACATCCAAGCAATATGAGGATGAAGTCAACGACAAATTAGCCGAACACTTGGACGCGGCAGAGGATTTGCCCGGTTTTGACCGTAAGGAATTTCAAGAACTGGCGGGAGATGTGGCAATTACAAGGGCTTTTGAGGAAGCCTTGGCAGATTTGCCCAATGCCCCAAAAGTATTGGAATACCTGGCACTGAACCCGAAAGAGTTTTATAAATTCGATGGGGTTAGCGCGGTCAAGCAAGTACGAATGCTTGGTGAGATAGCGGCAGGGCTTAAACAGACTAAAAGAACGGCAACCGACCAAGCCCCAAGGGTAGGCGGCGGCGTATCCACAACAGACTTGTACAAGCGCGACCCTGGAAAAATGTCCGAGGAAGATTGGTATCGGGAGCGGAAAAAAGAAAGGGCAGCGATGTATCGCTAAGGATTAGAAATGCCTAACGTAAACGTAACTAACCAAGTCATTGCCCGTGAAGCGGCAATGATACTTGAAGAAGAATCACCCTTTATTGCAAACGTAAACCGCAACTATGACCGTGAGTTCCAAAAGAACTATAACGGCTATAATGTTGGCGACAACGTGGACATTAAAGTACCGCCAATTGGCATCGTTTTTGATGGCGCGGTATTCGCTGGCGGCGGCTCGGCGGCAGATGCCGTGGAAACCAAGGTTAACCTTAAGCTGGATATTTGGAAGCATATAGCCTTATATTTTGGCACAAAGGAACGCGCCCTAGAAATCAGCGAGTTCAGGGAGCGCGTTATCAGACCTCAAGTGCAAACCTTGTCAAGCTGGCTTGAAGCCGAATTTATCAAGCGAGCCGTCCAGGCTGCGCCGAATTGGGTTGGCACGGCTGGCACTATCCCGACCACGATGAAAACTTATGCCCAAGCTAGGGCGAAGTTAAAAAACAACCTATGCCCCCCAGGCGATGTAAGTATGCTATTTTCATCGGATGCTAACGTAGAACTGGCGGATTCATCCAAAGTGTTGTTTCATGCGGAAAACCAGATAAGTAAGATGTTCATTACCGGAACATTGGGCGAAGCGCAAGGGGCGATGTGGTACGAACACCAATCTATACCGTCATTATTGACTGGCACACAAGCATCATTTACGGTCAATGGCGCGTCACAAACTGGCAGCGTATTGAATATAGGCGGTTTGACGGCGGCTAATACCATCCTTAAAGGGACTAAATTCACGCTTGCAAACGTGTTTGATGTGCATCCGCAAACTGGCGCCACATTGCTAAACAAGTCAAAGCAGTTTACTGTTACGGCAGACTTTACCGCCGCTGGTACGACTGGTGCGATTAGCATTTATCCGCCTATTAACCCAACCGTCAATAAAAATGTTTCTGCATCACCAGCCAACGCGGCGGCGGCTACTTTATTTGCTGGTGCGGGGGCGACTGTTACCCAGAATTTGATGTTCCATAAAAACGCATTTGCAGTAGCAACCGCGCCTATGGAAAAAATTGTTGGTTCTGACAGTGAGGTGGTGACATTGCCGAACGGCATATCAGTACGGGTGACAACTTTCGGCGATGGCATAAATTCTCGCAATGGCACACGAATAGACGTGTTGGCGGGTTTTGCCGCGCCGCGTGGCACCCATGCTTGTGTAGTATTGCAATAAATGAAAGCGTCGGAGCTAATAGAATCCGCTTTTACGCTGGCAGGGCGTAAAGCGTTAGGCCAGCCCATAGACGGGGATTCCAAGGCACAGGGGCTGGACTTGCTGCAAATGCTTGTCGATTCATGGCAAGCACAAGGCATTTTCATCCCCTATTCGACGGAGATTGTCCAAAGCGTGACGGGTTCGCCCGTCACCATTGGCACAAGCGGCACAATCAACACCACAAGGCCGCTAAGGGTGCTTGATACCAGTTTTTTTAGGGTTGACACACAGGATTACCCTATTAAGTGGTTAGACCAATCAGGCTATAACCAGATAGGATATAAGGGCTTGATAGCGTTTCCATATTGCTATGGGTTTTATGACCATGCGTTACCGCTTGGAAACTTGTATTTTTGGCCTATACCAAGCAATTACGAATTACATTTAAGGCTGGATGCAATATTGCCTGCCTTTGTCGATTACGATACCGATTACAACATCGAAACGGGCTACACAAACGCCCTAAAATTAAGCCTTGCCGAGTATGCCTGTATGGGCATTAAGGAAGTGCCACAAAGTATCGGCGTACAAGCCGAGAAAGCCCGTAAGGCGATAATTCAGAACAATATGCAAGTACCCATGTGGTGCAAGCCAAGTGTGACCAGGGGGCTTAACAATGGGCGTTATTACCCTTTTCCTAGCAGTTACCCATAATGCCCCGGTTAGATTTGCCCTTTAGCGGAGTCCAGGGAAGTGCTTTTTCGATAAACGCCAACCCAGGCGATTCACATAACTGTTATCTTGAAGAACTGACCACCGGAACGACCGTATTAGTCCGCCGTCCTGGCTTACACGTATCGTTTACCCTGCCAAATTCGCCCGTAAGGGGATGTTATGCCGATAGCGGCATATCCTATTGGGTGGCTGGTACTGGCGTTTACAAACGTGACCCGTCGAACATCATCACATTATTAGGGACTATTACGACCTCTAATGGTCATGTTAACTTTGCGTCGAGCGGAACTGATTTAATATTAGTCGATGGCGTGAATGGCTATAACATCGTGCTGGCGACCAACGTATTTAGCACGATAAGCGGCGGCGGATTCCCTACCAACCCGACTAACATCAATTACCTTTCCAGTCATTTTGTGGTCACGTCGCAATCGTCCGATAAGTTTTACGTCAAGCTAAAGACCGCGCCGACCTGGAATGCACTAGATTTTGCCACGGCTGAGGGTAATCCTGACAATATCCTTAGCCAAAAAGTATTAAATGATGAATTAATCTTATTAGGGTACAAAACTATCGAAATATGGAGTTACACCGGTAATCCTGATTTTCCATTCCAACGCAATAGGGGCGTAGTTATTGACCATGGATGTATTGCTGATAACTCGCCTGGTAAGGGCGGCGATTCTATCTACTGGCTAGGCGGCGATAACTTAGGCAGCGGTATTGTCTGGCGGCTTAACGGCTACCAAGCCGAGCGGGTAAGCACTCATGAGATTGAGCAGAAAATTAAGGCAATGGTATTTATTGATGATGCCTTTTCAGTCGTCTATCAATACAACGGGCATATTTTTTATATCCTGCAATTCCCGTCAGAGCGCAAGACCTTATGCTATGACATCACCACTGGATTATGGCACACCCTAGGTTATAAAGACCAAAGCACAGGCATAGAGGACATTTTTAAGGCATCGTGCCATTGTTTTAGCGGGTCGATGAATTTGGTAGGCGACACTGGCAGCGGCAAAGTGTACCAGATAAGCGCAGAATTTTTTGATGATGACGGTAACGATATTGTTATGGAACGCACGTCTACAGTGACCAAGAAAAACCAGTCATATTTGTTTTTTAAGGAGCTTATTGTCGATTTACAGGCAGGTGTAGGCAATAACCTTGCCCCAGGCGATGACCCAAAAATAGGATTATCATGGTCAGACGATGGCGGTCATACGTGGTCTAACTGGCGATTCACTACAATGGGCAAGATAGGCCAATATTCAGCCCGCGCTTATTGGGATATGCTAGGTGCGGCACGTAATCGGGTATGGAAGGTTAGGGTGACAGACCGCGTTAAGTGCGTACTGATGGGCGCAGTCGTCAATGCTGAGGAAGGTATAAGTTAATGGGTGTAGTGGATTTAAGCGATGATTTAGACGCGCCGCCTTTGGACTTATCGGAAAGCGTGACCACGGTTATTCTAATCGCCAATGGGATTGTTTATACAGTTGATGTGCTGGACGCTGAATTGATGGCATTTTTACAAAATAATGCGGTGCAGGTGGCAAATGTCGCTTAATTTTTGGAAAGCCCAGGCTAAGGCGGTTTACCCAGACGGCAGGTTTACCACGGAAACCTTGGCGGCACTTGCTCCCAGCCGCGAGGATATACAGCAGATACCATCATCATCAGTGGTGGCAGCATCCACGCAAGTGATGATTTATTTACCAGCGACACAGGCGGTCACATTGAAGCGCAATAACATATCGGCAAGCATTACCACAAACAACATAATGTTAAATCCTGGCGACATCCTGACCTTATCGGTAGCGGCGGCAATGGTGGCGATACCGGTATGAAATACTTTACCAAAATAGCCGAAGGGGTAGACGTTGCGCCATTGTTGGCACAAATAAAGGAAAACGAGGAATTGTTCAGGGCTATACGCCCTGATATTTTGCCTTGGCAGCCTGGATATGAACATCGGGAATTATGGGCTATCCCGTTACGCATGACCCCATTTAGGGCGGATGTGTTTGAGGATGAGCAAAGCTGCAAAGAAGCCCAGGACGAATTGATTGCTTTTGATACCGATAATTTTAGGCACTTTAGCGAAGCCAGACCATTTGTTTATAGCTTGCTTGATTATATTCAAGGCGGTCATGTTGGGCGATGTGCGATAGCCAAGCTTAACCCTGGCAAAAAGGTATACGGTCATTATGACAAAGGATTATCGGCAGAGTTTTATACCCGCTTCCAAATCGTATTGGAAGGCGGAAAGGATAACTGGATTCATTGCGGCATTAAGGATGGCGAGCAGGAACACGTTGAAATGATGCCGGGGGAAATATGGACATTTAGCCATCGTGATTGGCATTATTTTACAAACCGGAGCGATAAGCCCCGTACTTATTTGAACATTGACATAAGGTAACAGCATGGTTAACCCAATTAAATCTTATTTATGGCGGTTGATTGAAGGGCATAAACTAGGCATTTTTGGCATATCGGCTGGCGCAATAGCGGCTGGCGTAGGTGCGGCGGCTAGTGCTGCCAGTGCTGCATCGAGCCTGATGGCTGGCGACGAACAAGCCAAGGCGGCAGGTCAAGCCACGGCGGCAGGAAACCAGCTAACCAAAGAGCAAATGCAACTAGCCGGACAAGCGCGTGACAGTGCCAACGTCTACCAACAGCCTTATTTTAACCAAGGCACGGCGGCAAACAATAAATTAGGTTACTTGCTTGGCACGTCTAACAGGATTGATACGCCAGTCGATAACACTTATGACGCATTCCGCGCCACGATGACTAGCAACAAGGCCAACGTACAAAGCCAGTTAGCGCAGTTACAATCAACACGCCCAAACCCAAAGAACAAGAAAGCTTTTGCGGCTTGGCAAAAACAAAAACAAAAGCTGACCAAACAGCAAAAGACCATTAATACCAACTTAAGCAAGGATTCCAGTTCGGTTGAGTTCAAGAAATGGCAGGAACGTCAACCTGGCATTAAAAGCACAGAACTGCCTATTGATTCGACTTATGGGTCATTGTTGCAAGATAATCCCGAAAAGTTTAACTTTGAAGCCGACCCAGGCTATCAACATCGGCTTGAGCAGGGCAATAACGCCTTAAGCAGCCGATTGGCTGGTATGGGGATGTTAAATTCAGGTGCGGCGGTTAAGGAAGCCATACGGTATAACCAGGGCGAAGCCAATCAGACATTTGGCGACGCATGGCAAAGGTACTTGAACCGGAACGACATGTACAACCAGAACCGCAGTTATAAGCTTGGCGCATTGTCGGGCATGGCAGGAAGTGGTCAACAAGCGGCTGGGCAAATGTCACAGAACGAAAACATTTACGGCGCAAACGTAACTGGGGCTAAAGCCAACCAAAACCAATACACTCAAAGCAACATAAACGCGGCAGGTAATGCACGGAGTGCGGGGGCTATTGGCGTGGGCAATGCCCTACAATCTGGGGCAGGAAGTTTCTTGACTTATTTAGGCCGCAAAGATGGCGCGGCAGGTGGTATGTAATGGTTGAACTTAACCCTAACATAATTTTGCAAGGCCAGAACGTCAACATGGCTGATGCTTACTATGGCGCGCGAGACCAAGCCGAAAAGATGGCGGCAACCCAAAAGATTGCCGAAGCCGAAAGCATCAAGGCCAAGGCCGAAGCGTCCAAAACCGATAGGGAAGCCAACATGGCAGGGCTTGAGACCGTAGGGAGGATTGCCCAGGGCTTGTTGTCATTGCCGCAAGGCGCACTTAATGGTCAGGTTGTAAGGCAAGAAGTGATGGCAAACAGCCATATATTGCCGACACCATTAGTCAATAAGCTATTGCAAGGCATAGACGCAGACCCTAATGCGGATGATACTAAAATCAGGCAAGGGCTAACCCAGGCATTGATGGCGGCACAAAAGCCCAAGGACTATTACGATAAAACCGTACCTGATGCCAATTCTGTATTAAGCACAGAAACCGCAAGGCGCGGTCAGGATATGACGGCTAACACCGCCATGCGTGGGCAAGACATGACCGCTGGCACATCTCGTTACAATGCAGACCTTGACTATAATTTAGGTAATAAGCAGCTTGGATTTAACCAGGATAAATTCGGTATTGAGCAATCATTTCAAAGAGACAAGGAGGGTTTTCATCGGGCTGATGTCGAAAGACAAAGGGCATTGGAGGAATATAAGGTTAAAAACCCACAAGCCGCTATTACACCAAACCAAAGACGGCAGGATGCTGATGCCGTGCTTTCTATTCTTGACCAAGCCGCACCATTGCTTGAAGATTCTACGCATAGCATGGTCGGTGCTGGTATTGATGCCGTGGCTGGTGCGGTCGGGTATGGCACAAAAGGGGCTGAGAATGCCGCACAGCTAAGAGCCTTGGAAGGGGCGTTAATTTCCAAGATGCCTAAAATGTCCGGACCACAGTCTGATAAGGACGTATTGCTGTATAAGCAAATGGCAGGGCAAATAGGCGACAGCACATTGCCTATATCGACCAGAAAAGCGGCAATGGAGACAATACGAACATTAAATGAACAGTATGCAAGCCCAGAAGTTGTACAAAGTACGGGCGGCAGCTGGCAAAAGCCCGATGATTGGGACGAGTTTATGAAATCCAGGGGTAGATAATGGCACAAGTATCGCCGGAGCAAGTTGTCAGTGGTTTGGTAAGCCGCGGCTATGCCCCACACGAAGCGGCTGGCATTGCCGGAAACTTGGCGCAAGAATCCGGCTTTGATACGGCTATTGAGGAAGTAAACCCACAAACCGAGTCGGCGCGGCGGCAGGGCGGCGGCTTTGGCCTTGCACAATGGACATCCAAGGAACGCAAGCAAGGGCTTTATAACATGGCGCAAATGCGTGGTGTGCCAGTCGATGACCTGGATTTACAGCTTGATTATTTAGACCACGAGCTAAAGACCACGCACAAAAAGGCTTATAAA